GTATCACGTTATTTATACATATCATAGGCTGCTGCCTCTGCGTTATCTGCACCGTCTTTCAATATCTTGCCAGCACTACCAGCAATCGTATGAGCAGATAGTGGCTCGTCCCATACACCACCAAGACTAGGCATAGTTGCAATAGCTGGAGCTACAGGCAATCCCTCTGCCCACAAGTCCAAGTTGCCAAGGTCAATAGCCACGCCAGCAGGGTAGGCGATGTTTACATCATCGACGTAGAAGTATCTGTTCGTACCAGTAGCGTCAGTTGCTCCTGTGACTTTCATTTCAATCTGTCCATAACCAGTGGTTGGGGTAAATGTCACCGCCAGTTGTTGCCATGAGCCAGCCGTTGCGGTAGCCACAGAGCTTATCTCAGTGCCGTTGTCGTAGTCTACGGTTAAGGTTGGTTTGGTGTGTGTGCCAGCGTAGTAAGCAGCGTTGTTTATCTTTACCCAAAGTGATACAGTCATGGTCTTATTCTGGATATTGCCTGTTGGAACATTCTGTTCCCAGTGCATTAAGTTTGGTGAATAAGTCGGTTCAAACCTCATCGCAAAGCCCCCAGCCGTTCGGACGGTAGTGTCAGCTAAACCTGTGCCAGTACGGTAGATTTTGCCGTATGGCATATGTGTAAAATCAGAGTTAGCGGTTTGGTCATAATTCTGGAAGCGTATCTGCGAGCCATCCACGCCACTTGTATCATTTAGGGTCGGTGTAATTGAAGTACCTATATTTGGGTTGTCTATCACAAAGTTGGCGTAAGGCGAGTAGCTTACGAATGCGTGGTATATCTCAAAGCTTCCAGCTTCAATACCATAAGTTTCATTTATCATAGGGCAGTTGATGATTGTTGAGAAATTCCAGATTGAACGAAGCACTTTTTCGTGTTGATTGCCACTCCAAATTACATTGACCATTGCACCATCATTTCGCATTACCCCTGAGCTAGTACCCCAGAAGTAATTATTAGATACGGTAGAATTGAACCACCCAGTAGAGTTGCCTATAAACTGACCTGAATTGTTATAAAAGTAGTTGTTAGTTATATTCATGTTTTGTAACCTCACTAAACCAACTACGCTACCCGAAATACAAATATTATTGGTGAACGTCTTAATAGCTGACGTTGGCCCATAAAGTGTGTTAAACGTCTGAGCCTTGAACCAATGACATCGTTGTACCGACATCGGCTTGTTTGCGAAGTTAATTGCCGTCATCAGAGCTACACCACCTGTAACAATACCATTACTCACACTGCAATCTTCAATAGTTATATTACCTATATTGGAAGCATCATCGTACCATTGGCTCGTACCGTTAGATGTGTTGAATGTGATACCATCAAGCCACACCCCACTAAATACCACATTATTACCACCGTTGAAATAGTTGAGAATTGCAGCGTTGTGCGTATTCCTAAACTCCACACCATAACCATTGAGCCTAAAGACGTGACCACCAGATTTTCTGGCATTAGTCAAGATATTAGTAGTTAGACCAATGTTAGTACCTGCAATAGTATTGATTGTATAGGGCGCTGTATCTGGGATTCCATCGACAACATTTGCCTTGCCAATAGCTAGCTTGTCACCTATCGCCCAGCCTGTTGAGTCGGTAGTAACGATGTTTGGTTGTGAGGCTGCTGCGTCTGCACTGAGCGTGGTTGAGCGTGTAGTTGGTATCTCACCATACATCTGTATGTTCATACGACCAATTACATTTGCATGATTGGCAAAGCCACCATTCCATATACCTGAGTTCGTATTAGTACCTGAAGTGGCTGCGATTACCTGAATTATAGCCTTTTGAGCTGTTGGTATACGATTAGCCGAGTCACCAACATGAAAGCCTGCGTGTGCCGACATCAGCATTATGCCGTTTATCGTCATTGTATAGCTGGCTGCTGGCGTGTTGTCCCAGACAATCATACCGTTGTTGTTGTAGTCACCTGTTGAGCCAGTACAGGCTATTGCACATACCGAGTAAGTTGAGTCACCAGTTGAAAGTAAGCCGTTGAATTGGCAGTTCTGGTCAATGGTGATGGTATCTTTGGCGATAATTACATCGTTAGTAGTGTAGCTTATGGCGTTATCGCACCAAGTAATATATGACGGAGCTGTACCATTTGAAGTTCTGAGTGACCAGTTATTTGTACCTGAGACTTGTGATATATCGAATCGCCATTTGCTAGCTGTGGTGTCTACGGCATAAGGAGTTGCAAATGTAAAAGCCTTTACCCAGGTAGCCTGAGCATTACTGGCTACGCTGTTAGTAATTTGATTAGCGGTCAGGGTTACACTTGCTCGGTCTACCCATGAGCCAGTATTCTCTTGGAGTTTAACAGTTACGTCTTTGTTGCAGTGTGTTGCGGCAGCTAGGTAAATAATTAACCCTTGACAGTTGCCAGCATTAGCAAAAGTAACATTGATTTGTCTGGAGCTGGATAGAGACAAGTAAGTCGTACTAAATGGTGAGAGGTTGTAACTCTCAGACCGATAAAACCCACTAGCCGTAGAAAGGTTAGTTGCTCCATTGGATACAATTACTGCCATTACAAGCTCTCCTCATATGCGTCACAAACAGCTTGAGCTAAGGCGGTAAGCTCTGCTTTGCCGTTGCCCGTTTCTCCTAGTGTTGCGAGGTCTGGTACAACTATCTCATCACCATTACTCATATCCCAAGTCATGCTCGGTTGTGTAGTCGGGTCATCTAGGTCGTGGTATCTGCGGTTTATGGGTTTCATGAGTAAGTCTCACTTCCTCGGTTATTCCACGTTGCGGTGAAAGCCCCTGAAGCTGCATAGGTTATTGTTACGTTATCTGCTACAGTCTTATCTATTTTTTTAATCTGCCACGCCCCCGTTCCAAGAGCTGTTCCGATAGGAGCCTTACCTATATAAATAATGTTGGTAGTTGCTTTATCTACTAGAACTTTAGAAGCAGGGGTACGGTTATAGGCAGAGCCATCAAAGTATCGGTTGTGAACTGCCATTACCCCTGAAGATATACCATCTCCATAGTAGGTAGAGTCTCGTTCGTTAGCGTCAGAGCCAGCTAGTTTTATGTATTCAGGAGAAGAAGCGAGTAAAGCTTCTACAGGTATCTTCCCATCAGCAGTAAGAATTACGTTCTTTGTTGTTCCTGTCGAGTCTATATATGGCGATCCGTTACCTCCACCACCGCCTCCACCGCCAGTGCTGAATATAGTGACAAACCGCAGTTGGTCATCAAAACCATCAACAAGTCTTACGGGTAAGTAATCTTCGGGTCTTTTGCCATGTTTCTGAGCCTTTTCGACAGCAACCGCAAGTAATACGAGCGCCTCATCGAGTTTCGCAAGCCGCGAATAAAGTTCACCATTATCCCCCAATGCCTCTAGCTTCTCCAAAAGAATCGGGTCAGCAACCTGCTTATAGATTAACTCCTCAGGAAGTTCTAGTTCATAGAAATGGTCAACATATTTGGCGATATCCGTAAGCGATGATTTGATGGTATCGGAGAACTTTTCAACACGGTCACATGCCACATCCAAACTCTCGAGTCCGTTGAGATCAATGCCTGATTCGACCACATCAGAAAGTTGTCGCACAAAACCATCGAGGATTTCAGATTGCCTTTTTTGGATTGCCTGTTCTGCAACTTTTTGTTTTTCGGATTTAGCTTTCTGTATTTTGGCAAGTTTAACTTTCTGGGTCGAGTCCATCGTCCACTACTCCTGCTATCTCCTCTAGCGCCTTAACATAATCAGTTTGCTCCAACAAAGCCTGACGTAACTTCTCTGTCTCCTCAGATTCAACCTGGACAGGAACCTCAACCTTAATTAACTCTTTAGAAGAACCCTTCGGATAATAAGGGATAGCTAGACAACGACAATTCGGATGCAAATGTGCATACCTGATTTCCTCATAATCATTAACAAACGTACCACCCTCATCGCCCTCAACAGAAGCACCCAAAGGAATAAACGACTGACCAATAGCTTTAACCGTACCATCAAGACGACGACAGAATTGGCAAGCCCCAGGATTAGCTTTCCATTGGATATACTGCACACCAGAACGCATAAACCCGACAACAAGACCAGTATTGACAGCCTTATGAATCTCAGATTCAGCTAGACGTTTCGCCCTCGCAGACATATTCTCGCCATACACACCCTCAATATTTTTTAACACTTCCTTACGAGTCTGCTCGGCAGAAAGCCCACCAGTCGCAGCTTCATCCAAAGCACGTTTCACAGCGTTCTGAATATCTTGCAAAGTCTCTCGAGTAAACGAACGCAACACAGTTTCATTAGTGCCAGTAATCGCATCCCTAGTTACCCTATCTAAAATGAACTCGGTATTCGACCCGCCCACAAAGCCGACACCGAGTTCACCGCCCCGCTCCAAATATAGAAACAACAACAAAAGTAGAGACGCAGCGAACCGTTCCGCCTCTGTTTCTTCGTTCGGCAAGATTTGGGTTTCGATTGCTTTGCCAGTAAATAAATCATATTGGTCGATAATCCTAGATTTTTGTTCATCTAAAAGTTTGACGAGTTTCTTTTCATATTCGATAGCACCTTGATCTTCTATCGCATTAGCGTTATCAAAAAGGTTTTCTTCAGGCGATTTTTTTGTTACAAGCCTTTTAGTTATTTTGACCATCTTGAACTGTTCAGGTAAATCCTCGTTATTAGGGTCTTGACCTTCAACTGGTTCTTCTTTAGGTGGTCGTTCGTCTTTATCGTCGTTAGGGTTTTCGTCGTCTTTTCCGACCCTAACTACGTTAAATGAAACATAAAGTTCATCTCCGCCCTCTACTGGCAGTAGGTTTCTTTGTTTTCTTGCCTCATTTATAGTTATTACTTTACCCGTCAAGTCAGTATGCTCTTTTAGGACAAGTTGCCCATCTTCAGGAATGTTGGTTTTATGTCCAACAAGAACACCATCCTGGTTAGGCCAAAACAAACGACAAGCAATTTTGAGTTGGTCATCAAGCCTTTGTTTCTTGGCTTCAATAGGGTATTTTTGGAAAATATATTCTTCAGATTCGACACCTGCACGACCTAAACCAATACCGTCAGTATTACCTAACAGAGGCATAGGGACGCGGAACATTCCTCGGACTCGTTCAGAAGTAATAGTTTTAAGGTCTTTTAAGTCCAAGTCAGCCAACGAAAGACCGAGCTGTTTGACATCCACATCAGCGTCACGAATGAATAGCGTTTTACCTGCGTTCTTTACCCCAGCATGACGTTCAGAGAAAACCTTTTTGACTTTCTCAAAAGCATCCTTGCCGATATTGCCTTTGAAAGAAACAATGGATTGTGGAGTTGCGTTGTTATCCATGAAACGACGTTGGAACTCAGAAGTCGCAGTATCAATACCAATTGACGTAAACCCTGCTTCCAAAGTTGAATATCCACGATAAGGGTTAAATGGATTAAAAGTCTTTATGTGAACCATGTCTCTAGGTTCTAAAGGAATCTGTTGTCCCTTAGCGCCAGTAACGGTATAACCAATAACGTCACCGACCTCATAACGTCCAGTCGGGTCTACATCGTCTTGTACTGCAACCTCGACTTTATCTGGACGAACAATATCAATCCTCATAGGTTCATTACGGTTAGCACCAAAAGTTATATACCAAAACGCCTCACCAGTAATCTCAATAAAAGACTGAGTAGCTTCAAACAGTTCATACTGAGTCATATTCGGATTAGGTTGCCCCAACAAAGCCAACATCGGATGACGAGGGTCAATAATCTCTTGACCGTCAACGAGCTTATAGAAATACGGTTCGTACTTACCGATCTCCTCAGCGATAACATTTATACACGAATAAGCCAACTCCGTATATTGAGCCAGCAACCTCTGACGAGAAATGCTGGAACGCCCAGCAATACCCGAAATAAAACTGTCGCCACCATAATCAGCACGATCAGCAAAAGAAGCCTTAGCAGTCGCCCGTCTATCAGAAAACCAACCCATAACCTATCCTAAAAAGAAATCGTCCACATCCACCACCATACTACTGTCAGCGAACGTAAGACATGCAGCATCCGCTACATCGGGTGACGAAGCTGTAAGCCCTCGGTCTTTCATGCGCCTTTTTAGTTCATCTTTTGGTTGTATCTGAAATTTTCGTTCACTATCCGTCTTATAATTTATTGACAGCAATTCATACCAGTTATCGTTCGCCACTATGCGTCCACCATTTTTGAGCCATAACATCATCTCATAATACATTTCTGCTCTAGCGTTTTTGTATTTATCTTTCATCATCGCAGATTGACCAAACTGAACATTGTTACAAAAAATATCTATCTCATGTAGACGATCTCCAACACCCTTACCTAGACCACCTGCGTCAGTAGATATATAGCGATCTTCAATGTCGTATTTGTTTTTGTATTCTTGGACATAGCCGACTTGTTCCATAGTGTTCGGGCTACGGTTCGTAGATTCTATCCACATCAGATTGTCACACCTGACGACATAAGCTGACCTGTCGTTACCGCCACCAGCAAAGTCGCAACCCAACCTGTAGTTTCCTTCTGGTTTAGGAGCATATTCTTCCTCGACTAGAGCGTTATGTAGCAGTTCATCTGCGATAAGCCTCTGGTAGCCACCTTCCATGAGTTCATCTTCGCTAGGAAATCGACATTCGTAGAGTTCCTTAAAGAATGGTTCGTCACGCATTTCTTCGATAAAAGACTCAGTGAACCTGCCCTCTTTCAACGCTTCGGTATAGTCAATAAATACCTTATGATACCTTTGGGAGTTCCAGGTACGATAGAAATGGTTTCTATAGAACGGGTTACCAATCTTCAACAGAAAACTGTCAGCAAAACCACCCAACATACGCATAGCCATAGCTTGCAGATCATCCATGATAAGCGCAGCTTCGTCTTGTACGATATTTCTTGCACCCTGTCCTGTTAGGGTTTCTTTAACTCTTTTTCGGTTTCTTGCATCTGCTGTCAAGATTTTGATTTCTCCACCATTACGCCAAGTTAGGCGTTCCTGGGAGCGTTCATGTTTTAGACGTTCAAGCGAGGTCACCCCTTCGAGGTTAATTTGTTGTTCGAGTGCTGGGTTGTCAAACAAATGTCCGATGATTTTACCCATGATGATGCCAGTCTTTTTGGTGTCACCAGCGAGGATAAGCCAATCTTCCTTAAACGTCATAGAACGCAAAATCAAAGCCATAGCGATAGTTTCAGAATTATGAGTAGGGGTTAGCTGTCGTCCTGCTAGATAGATACCGCCCTCTACCTGAATACAGCGCCCTTTAACGGGTTCAATTTCCTCTACGGACTTTATTACCGTATGGCGTGTGCGTTCTAATGCGTCTATTTTTTTTCTAGGCAAAACTGTCGGGATAGAAATATAAGGCTGGAATCCTAAAACATAGACATCTTGTTTCCCTTGAATCCCTGAAGTAGATAGGACTGGCTTTTGTTTTGTTATTGAAGCTCTTAACCCTAACGATTCCACAATCTCTTTTACATCATCTATGAGCCGTTTATTTGTGTTGGTAAAATAAACTCGGCTGTTTCGCCACCCTTTTTCTCTAGTTGCTTTATTGACGTGACCATCGGCATCTATGAGACCAGCTAGTAGTTCCAGCCTGTCGTGTACTGAGCCATATTTGTATATGTCTGGTATATGTTTGTTGTTTTCTAGCCCAAGTTCACGCAATCGAACCATAATGTTTTGATTTGAAAAATAGTAGCTAACAATCCCTGTTTTATTATGTACGCAGATAGAGCTTGTCGGATAAGGGATTCTCGCAATAATCTCTAAATCTTCCCTATGTCCAGTAATGCAAGGTTTAGAACTTGAACCATCCCCTAACCATGCGCCAATAAAGTACGGGTCTAAAGGTAAGTCTTGCGGTTTGAACTCTAAAGGTTGTATCTCTGGGATATGCCATCTTCGATGAAGATTGTCTTTTATGAACTTGGTTTCCACTTGCTTATATGGTTTACCATAGCGATCAGAATTACTATCTTTAACTACCCATTCGTGGTTGTCGTGACATCTAATTTTTTCGCCATTAGAGAACTCGACTTCCAAGTTTGCATAGCCATCATTAAAAGTATCTAAAACTTCTACTGGCTGTCCTTCTGCATTAAAAACAAAATCCCCAGGCTTCAACTCCCCATGAGTAGTCCAACCAACAGTAGTCAAAACTGGTGTATCGTGAGACAATAGCTTGCCATACTGCGTACAAGTAATAACTTGGTTTCGAGGATAGCGTTTCAAGAAGATCACGTTAAATATGTCTGCTTGTCTTGGCGTTAGAACGAATGGGTTGCCGTCGTCGTTTTTGAACCAGAGCTTTACTAGATCAATAGCTGTCTGTTGTTCTTTAGATATTTCGATTGTTTCAGTCATCTTGAGGGTCAGACATTCTTGTTTCCCGTAGTAGTTCAGGGATAGTTTTTTCTCTAGGTTTCAACTGGCGTTTAGGTTTCGACCGTTGAGATGTAGGTTCTACTGGACGAGCTACAGCTTCTATGGCTGGCTGTTCTGGGCTGTTCATAGATTGGACTAGCTGTCTCATGCCGTCAAACAGGTCGGTCGTATAATCGACTTGAACTTTGGAAGTTTCGGTATATTCACCGATCAACTGCATATATAGTTTGATAGAGGCAGGGTCTTTACGTTCCTCGATACCTTCCCAAAGTTTCTGTAGGACTTCACCAGCGAGCTTTTTAGCCCAGGTACGCCAATTAACATCCTGGTATTCCATAGGTGGTTCTTGCTGATTCCAGTCAGACAACGTACCCATATCGACACCAAAAACTCGACTAAATTCTGTTTGTGTACGAATATTTACTAGATCGTGCATATCTTCATCTTCGATACCGACGTTCTCAAGATATTCGCTACCGCCCTTACGCATAGCAAGAGGTAACGATTTCCATAGCAGATACATCCGATATTCGCGTTCCTTTATCGGTTTGAACTCTCCTGGTTGCCAAGCGTTAATAGTCATTTTGTTAATTTCCACCTATCGTCTTGTTTCCTAAACCGCACCTGCATACATTCCTCAGTAGGCATAACAATACGGTTCTGTTCTACATGACCACATTTTAGATCATCATAAAGAAAGTTACTATATCCCTGTTTCCTTAATTCTAAACCGTACTGCACATCAGGGCCGACAGGTAGAGGTTCGCAAGGAATATCGTATGCCTTAAAAACTTTTGTTGGCAACAAGGCAAAATAGAAACCTGTAGCATCCACTTCCCTGAATCCGCTTTCTCGATAAGGGACTGTCTCAAACATTTGTGGGTCATAGAGGTCATCTGCGACCCATGCCCCGATATGATGTAGTCCGTGTCGTCCAGCTTGAACAGCAGAAATAATACCTGTGTTGGGTTTATATCTGACAAGCATGTTGTGTAGAAAATCTGGCTCAAAATCTGTGTCGTCCTCAACCAATAAAACAAAATCTGTATTCTCTGTCAGTTCTCTAGCCCTATTTATGTTGTTAGCTATCCGTTGTCGTCTAACCCCTACGTTCTGTTCAGAGGGTAGCGGTAAGCCAGAATATTGGAGTGTATATTGGAAATCTTTGAAACAACGGTGGATAGTGGTTTTTGGTATCTCGATGTTATCTACTATCAAGATTAGTTCAAAATGGAGAGTTTTTTGTTTGTTGGTAAAAACATCAAACTTTCGTAGGTTATCTATCTGTTCTGCCATTGTTTGTACACGCCAGGGGCGAGTTATCGGTAGGACTATTGAGATAGATGCCACAATCTTTTCTCCCATATCGGCTTTTGGGTTTCCCAAGATTGCATCCTTGCGATCTCGATTGCTTTACGGTTAGCCCAACGCATTTCGTTATCGTCGTCAAAGCGTTTCATTGTTTGGACAAGAGACATCGTATTTATATTATAGATATCCCAGTCGGTATGGGCATGAAAACGGAAACCATATTCCGCTTCACAAAGCCAGGTTTTAGGGAGAAGGTCACTGTTGGGGCTAGTGTCGGGCATGATTACAGGTATGCCGACAGATAACGCTTCAAGCATAGGTAGGCAAAGTCCACCGTAGCGTCTAGGTAGGACAAGAACATCGCCTGATTCGAATATTGTTTTATTGTCGGGAACATCTACATAGACTTCAACTAGACCTGCGAAACGGTCGAGTTGTTCTTTTACTGGCGCAAAAAACTCTTTAGCCCTATGGTCTTTTGGTTCTTGATAGAAAACTTTATATTTATATTTGTCGCCTAAAAGATTTACAGCTTCAAGAAACGAGACAGTCCCGTTACGGTCATGAACTGTTGGTCGTCCGATAATATGTATGAATGTTTCGAGATGGTCGATGGTTTTTGTTTGCGACGGTGGGTTTATGGGCATTGACCATTGTTCTACTGGTGCGACACGCAAATCTTTAACTTCGTCGATACACCAAGAAGTCGGAGATACTAATAATGCTGGGGGTGTCCAGTCTGGGTTCTTAAAATAGTCTAGGAACTCGCGGTTATATATCTGTACAACTCTTACGCCTTTACGTCGGGCGACATCATGGAGTTCGTAGTTCAATGGGGTTTCACATTCGACTATCACATGAGTATCATCTGTGAGCCATTCAATATCGTCGGTTTTAGGGAAACCTGAACAATATCGTGCGTTAGGAAACCAGTCGTGGTTTAGAGGCATTTCGTTATAGCGCGATAGATCAACCAACAGAGTTTTCGTTGGGTTCATATTGTCGTAGATAGATTTAGTTTGATAGCCCAATCCTGTGTTGGTGGCGTAAGCGATAAGTCCGAGCTTCATAATCCTTCCATCTCAAACTTTGGGTCATCGCCTCTACCGTCAAGATGATACGAGCGTTTCATGTTTTCTTCAGGAGCATAAATCCACATACGATGTTGATTCCAGCCTGGACGACCTTGTCTCAACCATTTCTCTTGAGTTATCCCATGTACTGCATCCTCGATCATTGTTTTAGCGTCCTGGTGTATATTCTCGCTAATAAGTTTTCGATAGTATTCTGTGTTTGCCAAGTGAGGGCGTTGTGACCATTGAGCTGTTCTTAACATCGGTAAAAACAGGTCATCTGGTTCGCTATCGACCATAAGATGTTCATGTTCGGGATGTATCGCGGCTTCATGATGGAACCGTATAACGTCTGCTTTGTCGTCCAAGATAGTTTGGGTTAGTTCTTTCATCGGTATCTGATAATCGACTACAAGTGGGGTGTCGTGTTCTACAAATAAGATCGTTGGGGTATCGACGAGTTTTAGGGTTTCGCGTGTCATCTTGGCTTGGTGCTGGTGTTCGTTAAACAAGATCGGGATAATGTTTTTTTGTCTGTTAGTTATCCACAAAAGCCTATTGACATACTGTTCATAACTTGCCCGATAGTGTTCTTGTTGAGGTCGTACACCGTCAATCATTACTAATATCTGGGCTTCTGGTAGATGGTATCGGACAGACGCAATAGTTTCCTCAATAATTGCGGTATCTGGGTGTGAACCGATAGGTGAAGTAGGAATCAAAACCGTCGTCGCATTACCTATAGGTTGCTCTTTGCGAAGTTTATTTATGTCTGCCTGTAGGTTGCGTTTCATCAACCATTTCTGTTTCTGCCACCAACCAAAACACCTATTCTGGCATCGAGGGAAAGTGTCTACGAAATAGTCTGTTGTTCCAGGTAGGTCAGCCCATTCTTCTATCGTCGGGAAAGGTAGTTCGTCGGTATCGAAAAGAAATTGGAAGTAGTTTTTGCTTCCGCCTTTAGGGTCGCGATTATCTGCGATAGGTACACACCCTGCTTCGAGTGCTTCATATAGACGAAAAGTATCGGGTATTACAGCTCCACTAGGACAAGGAACAGTATAAGCTAACCTCATATTTACGTTATAGATGTCGGGTTCTAAACCCTGATTAAAGCCCTTAGTTTCTACGAGTACACCGTTTCTCATCTGACGTAACTCTCGAACACACTTTTTACGTCGAGCATGAGTTACCTGTCCACCAAAAAAATATCTCAGGCTTTTATCTGGGCGTGTCAGATCGCTTCGAGTTTTTGGTGTATATCCGATAGGGAAATATCTGTCTGCGTAACGTGGGCTATCAGAATGAGGAGATTGTACCCACACGATCATGTTCGAGTGTTCGAGTTGTTCAGTAGGGAATAGGGCTTCCTCATCGCCAGTAATTACAACCAAAACATTCTCGTAAGATTCGATCTTGCGGTTTATTTCGTCGAGCTTGTCGAACCAATAACGCCCAGGAATCACAACGATATTTACGCTCCCATGTTCTATCTCATCTAAAAGATCGTTTAATAGCGTCATATCCCATTGGTCGCCAGGGGGCAAATACTCAATCATCAGACACCACCAAACAAGTCAAGCTGGTTTTCGTCTACAAAAACAGGTTTATCGAACTCTAAAGGTTCACCAAACTTTGTTCCATCAATACGAGCTTTAGCTATCTCGAAATACTCTTGCTCTAACTCGACACCAACAAAACCGAACCCTAATGCTTTAGCAGCAACACCAGTAGAACCAGAACCCATAAACATATCCAAAACAGTTCCATCAGGTGGCGTGATAAGGGTAATCAGATAACGCATTAACGCCTGACCTTTTACTGTCGGGTGATGATTTGTATTCATGTTGTCGCGTATATTGCCTGAGCCTGTGAGTAGAGTTTGATCTTCTGTCCCTTTCAAACCGCCACTTGGCTTTTCCTTGAACCCATCTAATTTTGCGTTACGTTCAGCCTTAGACGGCTTAGCACAATAAAAAAACCTTGAGGCACTACCAGAAGAACCATTACCTGTATAAGTTGTCGTATCTGGCATGACGTAACTTGTTTTACTTTTTGCATTTCTTGGTTGTCCTGCTTTACGTGAACCGCTTGTTGTTTGTGGGAATTGTTCTACAATTACGTCTGACCCATCATGGATAAGATGAGAAGGCCAACGACCCTCTGCATTAGTTGGCATAAAGCTCGACTGTTCACCATAGATGCCCCTATCATCGTTCGTTGGTTGAAATGGCCGTTTATGCCCACCATCAGATTCAATTCTGCTTCCGTCTATGTTCAAACCGCCTGTACCATAAGCCAACACATTTTTAGCGACAGTAGATTCTGCCAACGGTTTACGGACAAGCCACCAACACTCCACAGCAGGCTTCAAAGCAGTACCCCAACCCTCCCAAACAGTAGAACCTTTTGTAAGTTGGACTTCGATTGGTTTCACTCCAATAGCATCTGTGTTACTTGCGTAAGTTCCACCTTTTTCTTTAGTAGTCTGCGCTGCGTTTCCGCCAAGCATTTGAGTTCCAACTACTTCGCGTTCGTTACCTTCTAGCTTGTCGATAGCTTTACCCACATTCAAAGATTTAGGAAACCCCGAACCGAAAACATGGTACACACAATCGCGTACCTCGAAACCAGCATCCTCTAACGCCATAGCTGTCCAATGTGAAGTACGAGGTAAAGCCCAAACCAGACCATGAGCGCCTGGTTTCATAGTGCGCATAGCTTCAACCATGATTTCGGTTAGCCAAGCTATCCAGCCGTCACGACCACCTTTATCTTTGTCCCATTCTTTACCCATGAAGCCGATTCCAGCTGGAGGGTCTGTTACTAGAGCGTCTATCGAGTTATCATCGAGAAGTTTTAGTTTCTCTAGGCAATCTCCTTGTAAAAGTTCAATCATTTAGTTTCCTTTGGTAAAAACAGCCAATGTTCTTCGTGATCGACCGCTAGAAGTTCAGCTTCGTAATCTTGAGCGTCCATAAAAAACATCAGATCAGCCTTAGTATGTCCGTAGTCGCGTTCCATCATATCGGGATGTACAGACACCCAAACTTTCGGACGATGGCTAGACAACAAGTGAGTAGCGCCTCGTAGGACATGTAATTCTGCGCCCTCTACATCAATAGAAATAGCGTCACAATTCGCGCTGATTTTATCCAACTGAATAGCAGGAATATCCCTAAGATCGTCTTTATCGAACAAGTTACGGTATTTGCGTTTCTCTATTACTTTGCCTGAATGTACCTCGACAGGCCAACCGAAAGACTGCTCCCAAGTTTGTGAGGTGTCATCTGCGAAACCACAAAACGAAACAATAGGGTCTTTCAACTTATTTTTTTGGAAGATTGCTTTAATGCCAGGCCAGAACTCTGCGGTAGGTTCGATAAGTACTAGTTGGTCGGTAACATATTTAGAGAATAGTGCTGCCATCCAGCCTTGTTCTGTGCCGATCTCCCATAGGACTTCGCCTGGTTTTATATGTTTCTGCATTGACGCTATGCGTTCTCGTTCCCAGTAGTCCCATACGTCCCAGTCGGCTAAAGGTTCAAAGAGTTCTAGTTCGTAGTCGTAGATTCTGGTTTCGCCTTGACGGTGGATGGGTACGTTCTTCCATTTCAGGTCAGTTATATTTATGAATGTGTCGGTCATAGCGCACCCTCTTGTTTTAGTATCTCAAACATCTCTTTAACTCTATTCGTATAAGTGTGATCTTTTTTGGTTCTTTCGTGTCCAGCGATACGCATAGCGTCCGTTTTATCGGGGTTGTCTAAAGCAAAATCTATCGCCCTTTTCAACCCGTTACCGACAGAACTAAAATTGTCGAAAGTATAAGTAGAGATTTCTTGCGGTCTACCTTTGTTTGTTGTCGTAAAGTCTTGATATGCGAAACAATCTTGGAGTCCTTGAATCTCTGGCATAATCAAAGCACCGCCACGTCCTGTAGTCTCAAAAACTCTATCTGAGAAATAGTCGGGGTGATTGAAGTTCAAACAAAGCGTATCGCCTACAACTATTTTGACTGACGCATATAGGTCGTTGAGGTCTTTGCCTCGTATAGTCCCCCATTGGGTATCACCTGCATAACGTCTAAACCGATCTCCGTACGTTTCCTGTAGCCAATCTATAAGACGAGGACGGTAGCTCCATTCGGGGTGGTAGTGGTATGAACCGACAAACGCCACGTCACACGCATATTCTTCACGATACTCACCCAAATAACAGTCGCGTTCCACTACTCCTGCTTTGAGATAAAAATGGTTAATACCCTGTTCCTTATACCAATCATTCGAACCTCCATCGGCTGTAAAGGTAAAGTCTGTATGCCACCAAGGGTGAGTCCCTACATCTTTTTCTCTTTCAAGTCCTCGCCAGTAGTCGAGATGCACTCCAATTGTGCATATGTTGCTGTTCCTACATTTCTCCAACAACTCTCCAATCGTCGCCTCTCCTGGGGTTTCCCAACCATGCGTGTGAACGTAGTGAACCAAGTCCGAAGTTTGTGCATGTGACCATATCTCCTCTGTAGTAGTCTGGTTTTCTTGACATCGTATGACTTCGTGTCCGAGGTGTTCATAAGTCCAAGCCCAATCTTGTTCCGTGCAATACGAAACCTGGAAATTACCGATCATAACGATACGCATTATTTTTGTTCTCCTTCTACTGGAAAAGAAAACCCA